CTTTTTCTCTTTGGCATTGATTTCGTCCATTACCCTTTCGGCGCGTTGCGCCAGATCGAAGAACATGGGATTCGTGATTAGATGCAGGTCGTGAAGTTGCAACAGTTCAAGGGCAATACCGTATAACTGGTGTCCTTCATGCTGTGTGACTTCGCGGCTGAGTTTCGTTCTTGCCGCTGTGAAATTCGACCCACCAGTTTGACATGGCGGATATATGGCCGATCCGCACTCCTGACACTTTTTAACTAAACTATCGTTCCGGTAAGCGGTAATCACGTCGAAGAACTGGACATTCAGGACAGACGTTTCTGGGATTTTTAATTTCACTGAGATGGCACCGATCGGAATACCTTCCCATAACATTGCGCGAATCGAGTTTCTGTCGCTCTCTGTGATTGCGTCTACTGAGGCATACAGCTTTCTCCTTCGGTTTATTGTGTCTCTACAAATATCAACCGTTGCAGAGATGTAACTATTTGACAAACCACCTGAGAGTAGGCTCCGTATCTTTGTTTCTTGCTCCATTGACACTTCCGAGTTGGGGCTTCGTCCGATGCGCATCTTTATCCTCTTGTGATTGTTAGTTCTACTCTTGGGAATTGTCTGTCAGTATCAAACGTGGGAAGGCCGCGTTCCATGTGTTCGTAGTCGTCATCTGATACAAGGCCAGAATCTACAATACCGTCATAGGCCGCCTTTAGTGAACCCATTGCATTATCTTGATCGTGTCGGCGATTCGTTTTGTAGAAAAAGGCCACCTTCACGATGATATGTTCCCAAGGTATTGACTCAATGCCCTCGGCTTCTACCGCCTCTCGCGAAATCCGCCGATATTTCTTTGTTGCTGCCGCCTTCAAGAATCTTCCTCCTAGACTGCCGATAGTGCAGTTCGGCTCAAGAACCTTATTCGGCAACGGTAAAATAATTGTGACGGACTCAGTCATTCATCGGTCTCAACGACGGGACGATAGTTTTCGGCCGTCCAATAAGAGACCCCCTTACCAGATTGCTTTATTTGTTGTACGATCTCACCCGAGTCGATAAGGTCTTGGAGTAGGTTGCTTCGTTGGCGTACATCTACCCATTGTGTTCCACGTATCAAGTCTCGCCTCGTGCAGCCAGCAACGCCCCTCACCCCAATCACATTGATTAGCTTCCGCTTTTTTGACTCCATCTCGCCAGACACGATCTCCGGTGCGATGTAGCGCCCGAAGTCGATCAGGATATTCCTGCACAATCGGCAAGCGTAGTCGGCGGCAGACAGGTTGATTCTCGGCGCGTCAAAACTTTCTGACGCGGCAACTATCAGCGCGATACGCCGCGCGTTTTCTTCGGCCTTCATCCAGAGACACGCAAGTTGTGGGTGTTCTTCCCCATAGGTAATTGATTCGTTGTCGAATGCTATAAATCGAGCTTCCGCCTCACGGTCGGCCTCTACGACTATCTGCTCGGGCGGTTGCTCACGTCCGCCAACTACGAATTGTGAGACGGAATGCCCATCGGTTCCTTTGCCTATCTTACGAATGAACCATTCGTTCACGCGCTGCGCTAGTGATTCTGGTACGGGTGTATTCCGAACGTCGCGATTCTTTAGTGGGTTGTCCTGTGTGTAGAACACCAGACAACGACTAAGCCATCCGTCATGTAATTCGCCGATTGAAACTCCCTCAGTGAACCTCTCTGGCGTCCCAGTCCCGTAGATGCAACAACATGGCTGAATAATGCGGCGCTGGTTCTCGACCTCGGCGTACTCTCGACCCAGGTAGATGTTTCCTGCGGCGCTGTAGAGCTTCATTAACAGGGCAACGACCTGCGCGTGGTGACTCGACACACCGGACTTGATATGTACCAAGATATGGCCTATCTCATCCCACATAAACAGCGTGGCCGGTTCGCGGGATACCCGGTCTTCAATCGCGGAATCTGACGCGATGTTGTCCCCGCCAAGGAGCGTAATACAGCCAGACTCAATTGCCAGTTGGCGAATCCGGCCCATTGCATGGGCTTTACCAGCGCTTGACGGCGCGATGCCCATACAATACAGATTTGTTCTACTCCCCAGGGCATCCCGAACTTTGCGTCCGAACAGTGTTCCCAGGAACGCCAGGGCGCAAGCCAACGTCAAGTACGGCTGGGGCTTTAGAGCGGTGGAGTTGACCCAGGAACAAATTTCCCCAAGGAGGCCGGTTGGAGTGACGAGGTAGTCGTGTTCGCTTCGTTTTATATTAGAAAGGCCGGCGGCCGCCGGCGGCCGCACTACCGACTTGGCAATCAACTGCTGGACAGCTTCGGACGACATGACCGGCAAGTCGCACGGAGCGTAGGCGTCATCATTCAGTAGCCAGCCCGGCGGGTTCTGGGGCCGGAGCTTCCGTGCCTCAGCAATCTTACGTGAAAAGTCCCGCTCTTCTTGCGGAACCCCTAAGTCCCACGGCGGGATACAGCGGGGATTGTACTCTCTGACGAGAAGTTCATGGACCTGACTGTCGGAGAGTTGAAAGCCGTGAACCATCGCCACGGCCGCCCAGAGCAGCTTGTCGTGCCCGCCCAGCCCCTGGATAGCCGGATCGCAGGTTGCGAGGTACAGACTCGCCCGACGCAGCGTATCGTCGCTGTAGGCCCTTGGCGCTGCAGGTGGCACGGGTGCGGCCCACGGCGCCCGAGTGACGGGCCGCATGAAGTCGGGAAATTCGACTAAAGACCGATCGAAAGGCGAACAGCCCACGCCCCAAGCGTAGCACCCACCATTAGGATGAATAGATGGTGCCAGCACGACATAGTAACCGTCACCCCGGATATCCACCCCCGGACGAAAGCTATTTCGATTCGCAGGGGCATTGCAAGTTTTGAAAAACGCATGATAACCTCCTCTTGGTGTGTCTTGTCGAACGGTGATTGGAAGCGGTGGAAATTCCTTCAGTGATTCCAGGCCGTTAATTTCCCCGCCGGCCGATATATCAACATCAACGACGTAGACGCCACTCGCCGCGCCACACGCAACCGCAATGTTCGCGTTAGGCCATTGTGCCCACCACGCGCGAATCTGCGTCTCATCAGTGGTTGCGTCCTTGACGCCGTGTTTCGTGATCGGTATCTTTTGGCCGGGGGCGAGTGGAAAGACTCTCCACCCGATGCCGGCGTATTGCAGCGCGAAATTTAAAAGGTAGCTCATCAACCATCCTTGTGGTAGCGTACTTGCCGAGCCTTTAGAATCCGCTCTCGATTAAGTCGATAGTATTCTTTCGCGCGTTCGTTCTTGGATGCCTTATCATTTTCGGACATGGCATCTCTATACAACTTAGAACGCATTCCTTCGCACTCGCGACATACCGACTTGCGTATCCACTCCCCGGCGTGATTGAGCCGAATCTGCGAAAAGCTGCGAATCGGCTTCTCTTTTCTGCACTTATTACAAGTCCTCGTTGCGTCAGCGAATGACTTATTGAAGGCGGAAATGGACCCTACGCCCCTTCTCCCGTTGACCTTAGCGACAAAGTCCGACGTGTTCAGCGCGATCTGCGTAAAGAGCTTGTGATTGACCAGCCCCAGGTTGTCCAATGAGAGAACCGATTCCAAAATCCGGCAGATGGCTCCGATGTCGTCACGCTTCAGCTTGTCCTTAAATACCTTCCGTGGAACGTTTTCGCGAATAACGGCCTTTGAAAGGTTTCTTCCGGTAGAGGCATCACCTTGGTATCGTCTCATCTTCAACTCCGTGTGACGTATCACCGCATTCTTTCGCGATTGTACTTAGATCGTTATTTGTAAATTTGGTTTCATCGTCATACAATTTCGCTATACTGAAGCTACGTATTCGGGAATGCAGCCTGCACGGCATAGCCGCTTTATGATAACTAAATCTCTGGTATCACTAATCACAGAGACATTCAGGTTTGGCAATGCCACCACGGCATTTAATTGAAGAAAAGGAGCCTTACCCCTAATTGACACTAAATAGTAGCTATCCAGCTTCGCGTCATGACACAGATTTTTACCGAGTGGTGCGGTGCGTCTTGCGATATATGTACCGAACTCCAACTCTTCGGTAAGTTCGCTTGAAATGATGTTTCCGAGTAGTTGTTTCATTGTGATTCTCCTATTCTTTCAAAATGAGTGGTTGGTTGTGGTCAATAACCTCAAAATACTTCCCGTTTTTCCTCACAGAAATCGTCTTCGTCCAGTCGAGAAGCGATTGCGACAGGAACATATCACCCAGCGCGTCGGCGACCGTGACCTTGTCGCGCCCACCCATACGTTGCTTCCACCACGATTGCGACTTACTCCCGGCTGGTCCGGGGTGATCCAGGCAGACCCATTCCCGGAACATCGACAAGCCACAACGATATTGGACCTTCAGGCTGTCCGGCGAACCTTCCTTGCAATGCCGCGACACAAAAACCGAGTCAACCTTCAGGGTCTCGGGTTCCTGCGATAGGATCGACTTAGACGACGCCTTATCGCCGTGCATCCGGCGCTCACGTTCAACCTTCTCTATGCGTTCAAGTTCCTGCTTGGGAATATCCCATCCGCAGGCAGGGCAGGTTCGGATAGCACGACTGAAGGACTCGCGGCATTGTCCGCAGGTAGCCATGACGACGCGCTGGCCACTTCCGAGTAGATCAATGGGGCCGTGTTCGTCAATGCAGCTCGCCAGGTCCAATACAAGGCAGTACGATTTACCATCGAATAGCCGTAATCCACGTCCAACCATCTGCGAAAAGAGCCCAGCGGATAAGGTGGGTCGCAGAAGCACGATACAATCAATGTGTGGAGCATCAAAACCTTCCGTAAAAACTCCAACGTTACAGAGTGCGAAAATTCGGCGCTCTTTGAAGTCTCGGATCAGTTTGTCGCGGTCTTCCTGACGAGTCTTCCCAGTGATGTACGGCGCATAGACGCCGTGACGTTGCAACTCGGCAGACACTTTCTTCGCGTGTTCTATATCGACGCAAAAAAAGATTGCAGCACGCCGTTTCTCGGCGACCATGATTCGGACGACTTCAGTAACGGCGGACGAGACAACGCTGTCCCTGTTAGTGGCATCGGATAGGGACTTCGTAACGTAGTCCCCTCCGCTGTTACGTTTCACGTCTTTTAGGTCTGGTTGACAGACACCAACCTTGGATCGCAGGTTACACAGGAACCCTTGGTCGATCAGGTCGGCGACATTAGCTTCGTAAACGAGGCTTGTTAATATATGATCCTTATGACAAATTGGCCCCCCCGACATTCTGTATGGAGTAGCAGTAAGTCCAATAACCTTCATTCGTGGATTGAATTTCTTACAGCCGTTAATCCACGTTCGGTAAACTCCATCTCCCGACGTGGGAATGTGGTGTGCCTCGTCAATTATCAATGCGTCCCACGGCGGAAACTCGCCGAACCTTTTGCTGACGGAATCAATACCGGCAAATAAAACCGGCGCGTCGTAGTCTCGTCTTCCGATGGATGCAGAGAAAATGCCAATCTTGCCGTCGTATACAGCCGCAAGTTTATCGTAGTTTTGCTGAATGAGTTCGCGCCTATGTGCCAACACACAAACACGCATCCACGGCGCATCCGCTCTCCATTTACGAATCAGACCAGCGATGACGTGACTCTTCCCGCTGCCGGTCGGGAGCGATATACAGGGATTGCCATCTTGTGAGCAGATGAAGTTATGTATTGCGTCAATAGCTTCCTGCTGGTACTGGCGAAGAGTTACGGTCACGAAACGCCCTCACGAATCTCTCCAGTGCGGTGCAGCGGGAACACGATCGCAACTCGACCACCGGAAAACTCGACAG